TGTCCCTGCTTCCGATGAGGAAGGACAGGCGACCCACGTCAAAGCCGTAAAGTATATGAAGGACAACAAAGTTTCTTATAAAGAAGCTTTGATAGCTGTTTCTCCTATGGAGAAAAAGTAAGTACCTTCCCCAGTCTTCGGGCTTGTAAGTGACGCTTATAGCGTTGCGGAAATGGCTATAAGTTTACGGGATGACCTTCCGTGAATGAAAGGCTTAGTAAAAGAAAGCTCATAAAGGGAGGAAATTAAAATGAGTCAGATTAGAGAACAAGTGATAATCAGTTTGAAAACGTTTAACACGTCAACGCCCGCATACAGGATAGTCACCCCGGCAACCGGGGCGGCTAACACTGTTAAGGTATGGGACACGAATGCGTGTCTTATTATGGGTGTTACCACGAGCGAGCACAGCGTAACCGGAGCGGCCGTATCAATCGCCATTGGCGGAACGGCTAAAATTTCTTGCGGAGAAAACATCTCCGTGGGTTCTACGGTTATCCCACAGACGGCTACCGGGAAAGCCCTTGCAGGCCCCAGAAGTTACGCAATAGCTACCGGCACGGCCGCGGCTACTCTGCGAACAGTGGGGATTGCTCTGGAAAACGGAAGCACAGGCGCGTTGATGGAAGTTTTGATTATGCCGCAGAATGTCATTCTTGACACTCTAACGTAATCAATTGAATTAAAAGGAGGTATCTAAAATGCCATTAGCACAACAGATACATAGAGACAGGCCTCTGGAGAACATCTCCGTCACTTACAGGCCGGGTGAATTTATCGCCGACAGTTTTCTCACATCAGTACCCGTGAAGAAAAAGTCGGACGAATTTTATGTCTATTCAAACGACATAATGAGTTTGCCTGAAACTCTAAGAGCGTCCGGAACGCGGGCTAACAGGGCATCGTTTACGATGTCTTACAGTTCGTATTCCCTTGAGAGACATGCTCTTGCAGAGGTTATACCCGATGAGGATAAGGAAAACGCCGACAAAGCCATCAATCTTGAAATAGATATGACCGAGGTTTTGACGCGCAAAATTCTTATCAGAAAAGAAGTGGCTTGTGCCGCGTTATGTCAGGATGATTCCGTCTGGTCAAACAGTGTGTCATTGACATCAGCGCAGGCGTGGAGCGCGAACACGACCGCGAGCAATCCCATAACGCTTATTGATTCCTGCGGTTCTGTAATTCTGAAAAATTCAGGATACAGAGCAAACAGGCTTCAGATAGACAACGGGACTTTTCTTGCGGCGAAAGAGCACGTCTCAATCATAGACAGGATTAAATATACGTCGGCTGATTCCGTAACGGAAGCCATGCTTGCGAAACTGTTTAACATCGAGAAGGTGTTTGTCGCGGCCGGAACGTATGAGACAGCGACCGAAGGGCTTGCTTCAAGTATGGGCTGGATATGGACAAACAACGCATTGCTTGCGTATGTTGAGCCGTCTCCGGGACTGAAAAAGCCCAGTGCGGCTTATCAGTTTGTGAAGTCCAAACAGGGGACACGAACTACTGTCAAGAGATGGAGAGAAGAAGCGGTTGACGGCGAATGGGTCGAAGTCGATACTTCATTCCAGTTCAAAGCAGTGGCAACGTCCTGCGGTTATTTGATTGAAGATACTACGTAAGTAGTAAGGATTCCGTCGGCGGGGTAACAGCTCAATAATCGGAAACGATACCGGGAAAAGTGCCCCGCCTGCGAGTAAGGAGGAAAGATGAGAGGAACGAGAGATGAAAATGTGGGCGACGAAAAACCGAAAGAGAAAAAAAAGTTTTTCAAGCTCGGCAAAGAAGTGATTAAACCTTACACCGGAAAAAAAGATTTGCCTGATGCGGAGTATGATAAAAGGGGCAATATCACTAAAATCGGGGAGCCGAGACATTTTCTTGTGCGCGCGGATAATAGGACCTATAAACTTATCCGCGTTTACAAAGGCAAAGGGATCAAGAGAAGTCTTGTGAGGTCATTGAAACCTGCGCGGAAAAAGCAGACGGCCAAGAGTATTGAAGACAAACGCATTCTTGCCGAGCTTAAAAAAATGGAGCTTCCGGGGGCGTTTTAATGGGCTTATATTTAAGCACTACCGCAATATCGCTAATTCTGCCGGGGTACCTAAAGGGTAATACTTCAACATCTGATACGGCCGGAGTGAATATTTTTTCCCGGCAGATAGCGAACGCGGAATCAAAAGTCAATTCCGTTATTGGCGCGCGATACGATATAACAGCGTTTACGTCCGGTTCTATCCCCCCGCTTTTGACAAAATTAACAGAAGATATCGCCGTTTATAATGTCATTCTACTTTCGGGCTACCGGGCGGATGACAGGAACGAATATCTTGACGATTATAAAAATGCGAACGAAACTCTTAATCAAATTATTGCCGGTGAAATAAATTTGACTTTCACCGACGGAAGTCTTGTTTCAGTAAAATCAACAAAGAGATTTCTTTCAAGCACAAAAGATTATACGCCGATTACGGGGCTTGATTCAGAAACAAGCTGGAAGCGCGACAGTGACGAAATAAGTGACCAGTCGGACGCGAGGGATTAAGATGAATGACAGTAAAGTAATTTTAAGCGACAGGGAATGGAAAGAGTTTTTCCGAAAAATAAAAGGGAATTTATCTGAGCCGTTCAGGTTGCTAAAAGTTGCCGCGAATACATATGGCTTTGCTGATATTATAAATCATTTTAAGCAGGAGACCGGAGAAAGGGGAGCGTGGGCGAAAAGGAAAAAATCAACACAACGAAGCTATGCGAGCAAAGGAAAGAAAGATAGGCGATACAGCCCGTCTAATAAACTCTTGCAGTTGACCGGGCAGCTTAGAAATTCTTTACTGCCGGGGGAAGGCAAAATCACGAAAAAAGGTCATTTTGGGGCTTTAATGTTTTCCACTTCGCGGGTTGGAATTTAAAAACAAAAAGGCAACGAATGAGCGACTTAGTGTTAACTCTTGCAATGAGGGGCGCATAATGAGTTTTCCTTATATTACAAACCTAAACGCGGTAGTAAACGCTCTCAAAAATCATAACACCACAACAGCATCGCCGAATCTTTCAAGTGGTTTAAGCGTTACGATTGACAATGATAATATTCTTGCGACTGACCCGAATCTTGTAACTCCGCGCTCTGATAGACTTCCGGCAATATATGTAATGATTGCCCGTAAAGATGAGAGTTCCACGAGTATAGGCCCCACGGGGCCGACAGGGACGCTTAAAGACGCATTAGTAAGTTATGAGATATTCGGCATATTCGGAAAAAGCGGCGGCCATTCCGCCCATTCTGAACTGCTGACGGATATTTATAAACTGGCCGGAAATATTGAAGGCGTGTTTCAAGCTGAATATGATTTGAGCAATACCGCGTTATGGTGCAATCCCGGCTCTACGGAGTTTTCTCCGGCGATTGACATCGGCGAAGGTTTTGCGAAAGCGGTGTTAGTTCGGCTTGACGGAAAGTATATGTTCAGATAAGGAGATTTTATGGGAGTAATTTTAGGTTGGAAGGAAGTGCAAAAGCAAAGTCAGGTAGTATTTGACCAGTTCGGCGAAAAGGTGTGGATACCGAACGCTAAAAGAAATGTGAAATTGCCGCGAAGAGATGTTCAGGAACTTCAAAACGCAGGAATAGGGAAACATTTAGTATTGGCCGCGGTTGGTGAAAGTTTAGCCGCCGAAATTGAGACGCTTAAAAAATTCAGAGACAAGGTTGATATTTTAACTTGCGATAAAGGTTTTGAATTGCTCTTAAAAAATGGAATAAAGGCGGATTATGTTATGCTTTGCGACGCGAATATTCCTTATGAGCATATAAAAGATTCTATCAATGAAACAAAAGGAGTGAAACTTTTGGCGACGCCTTACGCCAATCCCGAATGGACGGAAAACTGGAAAGGGGACAGGTATTTTTATGTGAATAAAGACGCTCTTGAAACTGAAAAAATCTTCCTCGATATTTTTGGGCAGGATATACGGGCAATCCCCGCGGGGTCAAATGTATCAAACGCAATGCTTATATTTTTTACCGGCTCTGATGAATACCAAAATTATAACTGGGGCGGTTATTCAAAATATATTCTTGTCGGTTATGATTACAGCTGGCGGCCGGACGGCAATTATTACGCGTGGAAAAATCCGAAGCCGAAAAGATTTTATATGAATCACCGGACAATGCTTGATATGAATAACGACACTGTTTTCACGAGCGAAAATTTACTCTTTTCCGTAAAGTGGCTTTACTCATATATTACAGTTTATAATTTGCCGGTAGTTAATTGTTCGGCGCGGGGATTACTGGATATTCCGTATAAAAATCTGCTATACACTGAATTAGCGGCGTTAAATCCTGCGGGAATAGAAAACTGTAGAGAATGTTTTACAATGATGGGAAATGCTCATAAGGCGTTTATGAATAGTAAAAGACTGTTTGAAAAAAGCAGGGGAGGCTTGTTATGGCAATAGGACAAAATGCAAAAACGGGTGCAAAAAGTTATGTGGCGATGTATGTGGAATCAAGTTTCGGGAGTTTTCCGGCGACAGATACCTCAACGGCGATTACATTAGAGCCGCTGAATATCGGCTTTAAGACTGAAATAGCGGAGCAAAAACTTGATACTATTTCAGGAAACAGAGGATACACAAAAAGGGTGCAGCTTGATAAAAACGTGGCAGGGAGTATGGAGCAGTTTTTACATCCGACAGAATCTCCCATTCTGCTTGCGTTGGGTTTAGCCGGCGGCTTAGATTCTTCAGCTGGTTCAACAGGTGTGTTTATCCATAGTATATCTGCGGGCAATTTTGACAGCACTATCGCAAGCATTGGTATGCAGGTGCGTAAAGGGGATACTCATCACTGGCAGTATTCAGGCGGACGAATCAACAGCTTGAAAATATCCGGTTTAATCGGCGAGGTTATAAAATGTTCGTATGATTTTATTTTTCAGGACAGCACACAGGCGGGATCAAGTGTTTTGGCTGATTTGAGTATAAGCTCAATTCTGCCGTTTACTTACGTACAGGGGGCGTATAGATATGCGGCATCAGAGGCGAGTTTAACATCTACGGCACTTGAACATATAACGGCTTTTGAATTGACGGTGAATAACAATCTGATAAGTGACGCAAACGCGCGCTCTTTGGGTTATAATACACTTCAAACATTGCCCGCGACCCGCAGAGATATTGAGTTCAAAATAACTCAACGGTTTGATACCACTACCGCGTGGAACAGGTTTATTGACAATACGCAGGGTTCGGTTGAATTGTATTTTGAAGGAGCGTCAATTACAGCGGCGACGAAACAGTCTTGCAGAATAATTCTACCGAAAGTTTTCGTTAATACGCCCGACCCCGAAGTTGCGGGGGCGAATGAAATACTGATGAGCGAAATTGATTTTTCGGTGTTGGTAGATTCTCCGATGACTACGACGGGACGGGATATAGGCATAACTGTTGTGAATGATGTAACGAGTTATTGATGATGTTTTTTAAGAAGACAACGAGAGAGAATTTGAGGCAGTATAAAACGCTCCGTATATCGGGGATGAAATTTGTCATCAGGAAGATTAACCCTTTGGTTGATTTTTCTGTTGATAAAATGCCTCAAATTTTCAGCTCATTTATTTCGCGGCGAACAGCAGAACAGCAGATAAATGAAGCTACTCTGCGGAAAAATCAGGACGATATGAAAAACATTATCGGCGCGGGGCTTGTGGAGCCGGATATTGAAGCCGGAAAAATATCCCTTGACGATATTATGGCAGATTCCGCGTTAGCTTTGGAGTTATACACAGAGATAATCGTTCATTCGCTGAATACGTTTAAGGGATTAAAGGGAGTTTTTTTTTCGGCAAAGACAAAGCGATTATTTTATTCCGGCTATGCGAAAAATTTGGAAAATCTCCTGACGAAATAGCATTTCCCGACGGAGAATTGTCTGTTATGGAAAAGCAGATGTTTAATGTTTTTATAGCGTCAATAGGATTTGAGGAAGACGCGAGAATTGCGAAATCTATGAGGAGAAAATAATGGCAGAAAAAAAAGCGTCCTTACTTTTACTTCTTAAAGATAAAGTATCAAAGGGCATTGGTATTATAGGTGGACGGCTAAATAAACTTGCCGGACAATTAGACAAAAGTAAATTTCTGTTTGCCGGAGTTGCCGCAGGGACTGCCTTCTTAGCAAAACAATTTATCGGCGCCGCCGATAAAATGGAGCAATGGTCTATTTCTTTTGAGACTATGCTCGGTTCCGCCGGAGCCGCTAAAGAAATGATGGCCGAGGTTTCTGAATTTGCGGCAAAAACACCGTTTGAATTGCCCGAAGTGGTGACGGGGACTAAACGGCTTCTTGCTTTTGGGATTGAAGGCGAGAAAATTATACCCACATTAAAATCGCTTGGAGATGTATCAGCCGGCCTTGGCGTTCCTATGGAGCGGTTAATACTCAATTTCGGACAGGTAAAAGCGCAAACAAAATTAACAGGCAGGGAATTAAGAGATTTTGCGATTGCCGGAGTTCCTCTGCTTGCCGAACTTGCGAAAGGCCTTAATAAAACAGAAGCGGAAATTACAGATATGGTTTCCCGCGGAAAAATAGGATTCCCCGAAGTTGAAGCGGCGTTTTTAAGTATGTCCGGTGCGGGCGGAAGGTTCTCAAATTTAATGGAAAAACAGATGACAACCGTCACCGGAGTTTTTTCTAACGTTCAGGACGCCGCTTTTAGATTGAGCGCCGATTTAGGAAGGTATTTACTTCCCGCGGCGAAAGCAGTCGGGCGCGCGATTATCGGGTTGTTTGAGTGGATTTCAAATTTAACCCCGAAGACAAAACTTTTAATACTTGCGGGGGTTGGACTTGCGGGTGCTTTTTCCGCGATTGTTGTTGGTGCGGCGGCATTGGCTTTTATTTTACCGAGTCTTATTGCTGGTTTCGGACTTTTAACGAGTCCCATAACATTAACTATTGGAGCCGTTTTAGGTTTAACGGCTGTTATTGTTGGGCTTGTAACAAACGCCGGAGGAATGAGAGATAAACTCATCAATATATTCACAGAATTAAGTGAAATAATTACATTGATATTACAAGGTATGGCAGAGGCATATATGCTTCATTTTGGCGAGGCAAAAGAAAAACTCGCTGAAGCGTGGGAACGGATAAAAGAAATAACAGTTGAAACTTGGGATGGAGTTAAAACAAAAGTTACGGATACACTTGATAGCATTGTAAAAAAAGTTGGAATTTCTGAAAAGAAAATTTCAAAGATAAAAAAGAAGGCCGCGGCAGACGAAATAAAAGACAAAATAAAAGTAAATAAAATGCTTGCTTATCTGGATAGCCAAAGAGGGAAGGATGTTGAAAGCTCGCTTGCTTTTATATCAACGCTCGCGAATGCCCATAATAAAAATCTTGCGAGATTAGGAAAAATCACGGGAGTTGCTACGGCGACAATAGACACTTATAGAGCGATAAATAAAGCGTTGAGTTCTGCTCCACCGCCGTGGAATTACGCATTAGCGGCAGGTGTGGCTACGGCAGGTTTTGCAAACGTCGCTAAAATCAGAGGAGTTCCTCTGGCGGAAGGCGGCGTAGTTTTACCCACAGCGGGCGGCACAGTGGCTACAATAGGCGAAGCAGGCAAAGCCGAGGCGGTTATACCATTAGATGACGATAGGGCAAAAGAGGCGATAGATGACGCTATGGGCGGCACTACGGTGATTATACAGGCAGGCACGATAATTGCCGACGAAACAAGTATAACCGAATTTGCGGAAAAAATTGACGAAAAATTATTTGAATTGAAACATAATGGAGAATCTGTTTCTTAGGAGCGAATTATAATATGGAAAATATAACGATTAAAAAATGTTCTAAATGTGGAAAAATAAAATTTCTTAATGCTTTTTCTAAACGTAGAAATGCGATAGATAATAAACAAATATGGTGTAAAGAATGTATGGGGAAAATTGGGAAAGAATATTTAATAAAATATAGAAAAAAACACCACAAAAAGGCATTAGCGTATTCAACAAAATATTATATTAGTAATCGTGAAGAAATATTAAAACAAATGAAAGATTATTACAAAAAAAATCGTGATAAAAAATTAAAATATGCAAGCGAGCGTCGAAAATTATATCCACAATATATGAAAGAATACAAAAAATCAAATCCCGATGTGGTTAAATTATATAATCAAGCCCGTTATGCACGAAGAAAAAAAGCAGGAAAATTAACTACTCAAACTATTCGGCAAATTTATAAAGATAATATAAAAAAATATAGAATTTTAACTTGTGAGTATTGTAAAAATCCTATTAAATTTAATAATGATAGTTTAGACCATAAAATACCTCTATTTCGAGGTGGTACTAATGCTCGCGAAAATCTTTGTATAGCTTGTATAAAATGTAATACCAAAAAACATATTAAAACCAATAGTGAATTTATAAAATTATTATGTGAAAAAGGAGGTAATAATTATGGCAGTTATGGAATTTCTGCGTAAAAATATATTGAATACCACAACGATGATAAAGGTGGATAGCGCGACATCTCTCACGAAATACTTATTTGACCGAAATGTGGGAATGCCTTATGAGACATCCGGCTATAATTCCGATACGTCAACAATCATATCTATTGAGTTTGGATCAACAACGCCGGTAAGCCATATACTTTTACAAAATCATAACCTTAAACAATTCCGGCTGTTTTACGATTCATTGACGGCTAATTCTATATCAATTTTTACAACGAATTCCGACACGTCAAATTATCTGGCGTTCAGCACAATTCAGGCGGCGTCAATTCAATTGCAAATGGACAATACTATTGCGGGGGCGGTAGAAAAAAGCGTCGGTGAATTTGTTTTGTCCGAAAGAAAATTAGCGTTTGACGTTAATCCAACACAATCATTATTCAAGCCGATAATTATGCGAAAACAAATAGTCCACAATATGCCTGACGGCGGCACAGTTGTTTAT